AGACGTGTGGGGGCTGTTTGGTGGGATCTACTCTTTTTATCCTGCCGAAAAAATAATACCCCACTGAGACGGTATACAAGCCCCTACAAGGCGCGAACTATACCGGGACTATAGATATATAGGCAAGCAAAAAAAACCCGCCAGCAGACCGCCAGCGGGCTTGTAAAGCATGACTCTTTTTTAAATTTCCATCTGCGCAAAGTTCGACATCTCGGCAGCCATACAAGCCGGAGTACTTGCATATTTTTGCATCCATTTGTCAAAACTCCATTCAAGATAGTTTTCAAGATTTTGTAAATTTTCTGTTTTGCTTGCAAGCTCACGGATTGCATTACAAAATTGAGCAGCTTCAAAGGTGTATTTTTGCATAATAATTTTACTCCTTCCTATTCTCACGCCTTCAGCCCTAAAAAAATCTCCATTAAATACGGGATCCAGAAAAAACTGGAAATTGCTACAATGCAAAGTAAATATTGCAAAACCCAGTAAATGTGATTCAAACGACGATTGTATTTTTTCATTGTTCAAGCCTCTATCATTTTCACGGCGACGCAAAGAGCTTCTGCCGGGATATTAGCGGCATTATATGCCACTTCAATTTCTGCATCGCTTGCATTTTCTGGAAGCGTGATTTTTGCCACTTCTTTCCATTCATATCGGTTACGCGCGTCGATAATTCTTCCAGCTTTTTCTATAGGAATTGCATAAACTCTTTCGATATTGTACATAATTTTTACCATCCTTTTTTAATAAAATGTTATGGGAATAGGGCTTTTTGAACGGAAACCCTCTAGAAACCGCGCGGAAATGTTTAATCTTCTCCATCCTGCTCTTTCATAATATCTTCAAAAGAATCATATCCCAACCACTCCGCAATCGTATCTTCTTTAAACCAGAAAAAAT